GCGCAGCAATTTTGGCTTGTCGAGAAGTTCGATCCCAATCAGCCGCGCGGGGTGTCGACGCCGGGCACCACGCCAGGGAGTTGGATATCGGAAGGCGGCGGCGACACGAGCCACAAGGCCGCCGCCGATTTGCTGCAGCATCCGACGAAAACGGCAGATGAGATCATCGATAGTGTGCCGGGTGCGCGGCAACGCGCCGAAGAGGTCAGGAGAAAACTGGCACAATCGGTACCGACCGATGCGACGGTGGAGTTGGGCGGTCACAGGCAGGCGGATGGCAATTGGACGCCGGAGCGCGCTGCCCTGCACGACAGAATATTGAAGGAAACATTCACTCCGGAGAAGATTGCAGCGGCGCTGCCGCCGGAGGGCGAGCAACCGACCGTGCACGTATTGGGCGGGCGCGGTGGTTCGGGCAAGAGTTGGTTCACCGATCCGGCGCGCGGTGGTACAGTCGACGCCACCAAGGCCGTCATGCTGAATAACGATAATTTCAAGGAAGCACTGCCGGAATACAAGGGCTGGAACGCGGCGCTGCTACATGAAGAATCGAGCCACATCGGCAAGACGGCAGAAAAGTTCGCGCGCGACAACGGACTGAACGTCGTCATCGATGGCACGATGCGCAGCGACTACCACGGCAAGATGGCGGAATGGAAAGAGGCTGGCTATCGGGTTGAAGGGCACTATATGTATTTGTCTCCCCAAGCATCGGCAGAGCGCGCCATCGGGCGGTTCATGCGCGGCGGCGAGCGGGGGCGCTATGTGCCGCCAGAGTACAGCCTTACATCGACGACCAACGAAAAATCCTTCGATGGCGTGAAGAACGAAATGGACCGATGGGAGGTCTACGACAACAGCGGCAGGTCGCCGCAACTCTATGCAAGGAGTAGACGATGAGCGCGAGAGAACCGTATCGCAGCAAGCTCGGCGAGATTCCGATCGAGCATTGGGACGACGATATCCCGCATGATCCGAATTTTACGGTGGATCAGTCGCCGGGCTCAACCTATGACGAGATCAAGCAGCGGGTCGAGCGCGAGCGCGAGAAGCGGAAGAAGAAGAAATAGCATGGCCTCGCTCAGCATCAGCGTCGAAATTGACCCCGCACTGCCGACGCCGGGGGTCAGTGATGAGGCGATCTCGACGTGGATCGAGGCGCGCCTCAATGATGCGCGCAATCTGTTCATACAGCAGATGAGTCGCGGCGGGGGCAGCGGCGCCTATTATCGCCGCGGCGGCAAGCGCCGCAGTGCGCCGGGCGAGTATCCGGTCACCGAGGCCGGCACGGCAGACGCCGGGCGCTTAGTCAACTCGGTGCAATACGAGATGCGCGGGCCGCACGAGGGCGCGTTGTTCTCCGAAGTTCAATACGCAACATACCTCGCCGAGGGCACGCGCCACATGGCGGCGCGCCGCATGCTGGCCGATGCGTTGACCGAGGTGCTGGAAAGCCGACCGCGCGAGGATGCCCTGGCCAGCGCGGCGAGGATCAGATTCAGATGATCAATAACGGTAACAACGGTTATCCCGCGCCGCCGCCGCCGGTGGAACGGCCGCCGTTGGTGCCGCCGTATGTCAACAGCGTTTACAATGTCATCACGCGGCGCATTCGTCTGGCGAAAACCATTTTCGGCGATCGGGTCAAGCTCGTGTTGCGTCAAGTCGAAGATGAGCACTGGGCGCGGCTACCGCGTCCGTATCTGTTGGTCGTGCCGCGGCAGACGCGTCAGCCACGCGAGGTTGACGTTGATTACATGTCCTTTGTCGACCCACGCGAGGTTTCGTTCACCGCTCATTTCGACGGCCGCATGAGCGAGCAAGAGCATCTCGCCGCCAACGATATCGATACCGCCGAGCGGCAATTGATCTTCGTGCTCGCCAATTGGCGGCCGTTGCCGCAATACAATCCGACGCTCTATTCCGGTATGCGCATCCAGGGCACGCGCGTTCCCGATGTGAAGGTGCAATACGTTTTCATGTTCAACGAGCAAATCGTGTTGCCGGACGAGCCGCCGTTCTTCGAGGGCGAGGACGACCTGCTGGGCAACCTTGAGCTCGACGGCATCGGCGTCCACGTCAACGATCCGACCTGCGCGACTTGCGTGTGCGAGCCCGAGCTCCCGCCCGGGCCGACGATTTGCGTGACGGGCGGCGGCTGTCCGACCGAGCTGCCGCCGGACCCGTGTGCGCCGCCGGAATGTCCGCCGATCCTGGGAGGCGACGATGCCGCTCAAGCCCCACAAAAATGAATCAGAATCGGATTTCATGGGCAGGTGTATGGGCGAGCTAGCTGATGCTGATAGCAACCGGCCGCGCGATCAGCGTCGGCCACAGAACCAGCGAGTCGCGATTTGCATGCAGGCATGGCGTGACCGCAACAAATCGGATCGCGCGCTCCTCAGCGAAGTGCTACAACGGGCGGCGGAGTTGCTGAAAGGAGCATGACCCATGGCACAGTTTGCGGCCTCGATCGGCGGCCCGGACCCGACCGCCGGCATTCCGCGCGGCCGTCCGGCACAGGACTGGCGCCAGTCGCAGTTCGCTCAGCGCGAGAGCGGCATCGACTGGGAGAAGGACGAAAAGTATTTCACGCCGCAGCCGGCGCCGAAGCAAAAGTTCGGCAAGTACAAGGAGCCGCTGATGGACATTCCGTATCTGCGCGAGCGCAAGATCAGGGTGCGCGCCGTGCCGCCGGCGACGTACTACACGGCGGACGGCGACCCGATCCCCGCCGACGAATGGGTGACCCTGCCGATCTCGCCGAGCCTGTTGCACGCGATCAAGGACGGCGACCTCGAGCGCGGTGAGGACCCGCCGGAAGAAGGGCAACCGGAACCACGCCATCGCGAGCGCCATCGGCATCGCTCGCACTCGCCGACTCCAACCACGACGACGTAGGCGACTCACGGCAAATCGGCGCGTTGCGGTGATATCCTTCGGTCGCAAATGATCCGAAGGAGGCCGCCGTGGCCGAGAACCGCATTTCGCTCGCTGCTGCTCGCGGAAATTTTTTGACGTGGTGCATCAGCGGATATCTGCCCCTCGGTGAGCTTTGCCGCCCGCTCTACTTCGCGCAAAAGCTCGACAGCGCCGACGCGAGCGAGGTCGGCGAGTTCTATCCGATTTATTCCGTGCGCGAGGCGGAGCGGTTGTTTGGCGCCGGCTCGGTCGCGCACCTGATGGCGATCCAGCATTTTTGCACGTGCCCCGAGTTGCCCGTCTACATCGCGCCGCTCGATGATCCGGCCGCCCCTGGCGAAAACGGTGGCCAGGGTGTCGCTGCAGTTCACACCATCACCATCAGCGGCCCGGCGACCGATAACGGCCTGCTGTCGGTCTCGATCCTCGACGAGAATTTCACCGTTGGCGTGATCGTCGGCTCGACCGCTGCGGCTGTTGCCGACCAATTGGTACAAGTGTTGCAGCGCTGGCGAGCGCTGCCGTTCACCGTCACATCGACCGGTGCCGTCATCACGCTGACCGCGAAGAACCGCGGGTTGGTCGGAAATTGGTTCACGCCGGTATGGAACGCGAATTTCGGTGAGGACTTCCCGCCCGGCATCGCGGTCGAGGTTGCGACGACGACTCCCGGCGTGGGTCAAGCCGACCTCGAACCCGCGATGCCGGTTCTCAACTGCCTGTTCGATTGCATCGCGCTCGGCAACGAGGACGAGAAATCGGTCAACATGCTGGTGATGGCGATCCGGCAGAACTGGCGCTGCGGGGTGCAGGGCGATTTTCGCGGCGGCCACCTCTTCCACTCACGTACAGGCACTAGCGGCATAATTTACGCCTACGGCATGGATCGCAACAACCCCGAGGAGTCGGTGATCCCAGTTCCGGTCGGGTACAAATATCCGGGCTACCTGTTCGCGGCGGCGATGGCATCGCGCGCGTGCTGCACGGCCTGTTATGATCCATCGCGCCCGGTGCAGTACGACAACGGCGTGCTCGGCTGCCTGTTCGACAGCCGCAAATGCGCGACCATCTGGACGCAAGAAGAAAAGCGGATGTTCTACGATGCTGGCATCGTCAACTGGGACGTTGCCAACGCGCGCGGCGTTCGCCAGACGCTGTTGTGGATCGAGGAGCCGCTCACGACGTACAAGTACGATCCGCAGACCGGCGCGCCGGACGGCGCATGGCAGCGGATGGAATCTCGCTACACCGTTACCAAGTTCGTGCGCGATCTCGGCATGTGGTATCGGCGGCACTATTCATCGGTGTCGCTGGTCAACGATGGCGTGCGCATCCCGCCCAACAAGCGTGCGGTCTCGCCGCGCATCCTGCAGGCGTCGATCCTGGCATGGCTGCGCGGCACGCAGCTCGGCTGGACGGCCGACCTCGGGCCGGTGCCGATCGAAAAGATGGTGCGCGTCGAGCGCACGAACCAGCCGAACTTCTGCGATCCCAATCGCGTCAACGTGCTGATCGATCTCGACCTCGTCAACCAGTTGGCGCGCATCGCGACCACGATCGACACGTCGCCCGAGTTCGCGTGCTTGCCGCCAGTGTTGCTGCCGGGACAGGTGCCCGGCACGTAATGAGAGAGGATTGCCATGGCGATCGAACGATGCCCGAAATGCAAGGGCGTGCTCCATTTTGTCATTGATGGTCGCACCATCAAGCTGCAATCGGATGGTGACGTCACCGTGCTGAGCTCGCAGCAGCGCCGCACGGAGGGGTACGACGGCGAGTTCACGATGGAGGAACGCAACCCGCGCATCACGGCGACGCTCGTCGTGCCGATCGACCTGTACGTCTGGTACATTCAAGAGCTGTGCGACTCTCCTGTCGTCCTCGAACTGTGCGACGGCCGCACGTTCTCGACCGAGCACGCGTCGAACATTTCCGACAATCCATACGACGCCAAACGCAATTTGCAGCCGATCGAATTGATCTGCGATGAAATCACCGAACTTCTGCCGGCGGCGACGGGGATCGTGACGACGATCGGCGGAGGCGTGGTGTAAGGATGGAGAGAGAATGAATGGCTGACATGTTTCCGCGCGGGGAGCAAAGCCTCGACGCCGAGAAGGAAGCAAACAGCGGCAGGGAACGCAAACGGCCGCCCGCTTCCAAGTCCGGGCCGCCGCCACCG